GCCGTCATAGCAACCTGAGAGGCTGCAATCGCAGTCATGTCAGCATAGTCGGCCGGATTGAGACCCGCTGCACCAGCTGCGTACTTAGCGGTTGCCATGCTCGATGCTGCAATTGCGTTGAGTGCAGTCTGCGATTTCTGGATAGCCGCCATAGCAACCTAATGCGACGCAAACACTCCTCATTTGGCGTTTTGGTATGTATAATAAACATACCAAAATCCGAAAGGGGAATTACAACATGACGGCAAAAACAGAGCTGACAAGGCAGCTTTTCGCAACTTTTGCGGCGGGCACGCCAACGGCAGCAGAACTCGACGCTATCTTAAAAGGCTACATTATTTTTAAGGAAAATGATGAGCAGCGCAGTGACTTGAAGCGGCGGATCAAGCACTATCTGGGCGCAAAGAAGATTGACGGTCTATCCGCCAGAACGCTGGCGAACTACCGCAGCCACCTTGAATTATTTGCATCTAAAGTGACCAAGAGCACGGCCAAAATCACCACCGACGACATCCGAGGTTACATTGCTTTTTTGGACGAGACGCGCAATCTCAAGGAAACGTCGCTGCAAACGCATATCAACAGCCTGCGGGCGTTCTTCGGCTGGCTCACGATGGAAGAGAAGATCAAGAAGAACCCGATGAGCAAGATCAAGTCCATCAAGATCGACAAGGTAGGTGCCCGCCAGGCGCTGACGGTGGAAGAGCTGGAACGGCTGCGTGACGCTTGCGTAACCTATCGAGAGAAGGCGCTGGTCGAGTTTCTCGTATCTTCCGGCTGCCGCTTGAGCGAGGTTGCTCAGCTGTCGGCCTCTGACCTCGACTTGATGAGCCGGTCGGTACAGGTCACCGGCAAGGGTGACAAGGATCGTGTTGTCTTTTTCAGCATCCGCGCACGCCTGATGATTGAGGAGTATATGGTATCCCGCAAGGGCGGCACCGGCTTGTTTGTCAGCAGTAAGGCACCCTACGAGCCGCTGAAACCTCGGGCGATCCAGCGCATGGTACGGGCAATCAGCCTGCGGGCCGGTCTGGATAAGCGGGTGCACCCGCACCTGCTGCGTCATACGTTTGCGACGTTGGCTCTTAACGGCGGAATGGATATTGCGGTCATTCAGCGGCTGTTAGGCCATGAGAATATCGCAACTACACAAATTTACGCTGAAATGTCGGATGAAACAATCCGGCATCAGTATAACAAATATGTAGCGGTTTAACCGCGGAAAGGAGCACAAATGAAAATCAACGGAATCAAGGCTCTGGACTATCAGTGCCAGGGCGACAGCCTGACGTTGGTGCTGTCCGAAACCACGTTTGATGCGGTGTCCAACTTGAACACCGCTCTGGTCGAGGTCCGCACCGATGACGGCGATCTGGTTGAGGCGCACGGCGGCTATGCGCTGCGTGCCATCACCTACGACAAGGACAAGCAGACGTATACTGTCGCTTGCACCACGGCCGCCGACGATACGACCGCGCAGGCGATCTCTCAGTTAGTGTCTAAGGTGGAGGAGCTGGAAACCAGCAACACCGCACTGGCGGCTCAGGTGGATTACATTTCCATGATGACGGATACGGAGGTGGCGTAATGGCTAACTGGTTTGACCGCATTAAGAAGTATTACGACGCCGGTCTGTGGACCGAGAAGATGGTCGGCAACGCGGTGGTGAAGAAGAAAATCACCGTCGAGCAGTACAAGGAAATCACCGGCGAGGACTACAACAAGTAAGAATCACCGGAATTTTTACACTTGATAGGGCAGAAGCCCGGAAAGGACAACATTATGTATCCCAACAACATCTACATCAAGCACTACGCAGAAGTGAAGAAGTACCCCGGCGATATTGGCGTGCAGTTGGATAAGTTCGATAACGACCACGGTCTCAAGCACAACGCGCTGCTGCGTGCCCAGTACAAGCACTGGCGCAGCGTGCAGACCGGTGTACCGGAGCTGCTGAGCGTGGCGGATAAGCGCCTGCTGGGCCTGCTGTAATAACGGAGGTTATATGACGGAAGTGATTTGCGCCGCACTCACGGGCTTTTGTGCGATCGTCTGTGCGGCCATCGCTTCTCAGGCGTCTAAGCGCGAGAAGCGTGAGAAGGAGGAGCAGGAGCGCATCAATCGCCGAGCTGAGCAGCGTGCCAAGGAAGGCCGTCTGCAGCTGGCGATGATCGACGCGAACTGCAAACTGACGGTCGGTGTAGCGATGGCACTCAAGCGCGGACACTGCAACGGCGAGGTTGAGCAAGGCCTCGCCGCCATCCAGAAAACACAGCGCGACTATGAGCAGTTTTTAGAGGGTATCGGTATCGACCATATCACGAGATAGGAGGCAAACTATGAACTGGAAAATCAGAATCAAGAACCCGGTGTTCTGGGTGCAGATCGCCCTCGGCGCGTTTGCGACGGCTCTGGCTTACGCCGGTCTGACCGCTGCGGACATGACCACCTGGGCGGGTGTGTGGCAGATCATCAAGGCAACGGCTGCCAATCCGTACTGCCTGTTTCTGATCGCGTGCAACGTGTGGAGCGCCTTGAACGACCCGACCACCAGCGGTTTGACGGACTCGGATCGTGCTAAGTCGTACACCGCGCCGCTCGAAAAGTGAGGTGCGCTATGATGGATATTCCGTTTCTGCAGGCTGACTCGAGCAACTTCTATTCCGGTCGAGGCGGCAACAGTATCAAGTATATTGTCATGCACTATACGGCAGGCAACGGCGATACGGCGATGAACAATGCGCAGTATTTCCACAACAACAGCGGCTTGCAGGCATCGGCGCATTATTTTGTCGATGAGCACAGCGTTGTCCAGAGTGTCCGCGAAACAGACGGTGCATGGCACTGCGGCGGCGTGCTTGAATCTGCGCACCACCCGATGCACGGCATCTGCATGAATCGCAACTCGCTCGGCGTGGAGATGTGCAGCGACATTGTGGGCGGCAAGTACGTTATCACCGCCCAGACGGTGGACCGCACGGTTGAGCTTGTGCGTTGGCTGATGGACAAGTACGGCATCGACGTGGATCATGTTGTGCGCCATTATGACGTAACGGGTAAAGACTGCCCCGAGCCGTGGGTGCGTGATGAGAGTCTGTGGCGCAAGTTTAAGGCGCGTCTGGTTGAACCCGAACCGAAGAAGGAGGACGACGAAGTGGTAGAAAAGAAAAAGGTCCTGCTCAATGGCAAGACCTACGAGTGTGAGTGCATCTGCAAGGACGCCACCAACTACATCAAGATGAGATCGCTCCAGCAGGCGGGATTTACGATCGGCTTCGATGCTGTGCGTAAAGTGCCGAGCATCACCGCACCGCAGTGCCGTGCCTTCGTGCCGGACGGCGACGCCGAGGTGCAGGCCGCTATCGACACCGTGCAGGAAGCCGCCGGTCTGGAGGAGCAGACCATCGAGTATCTGCTGCGGTACCAGTACGGTGAGCAGCTGATCCGCAAGCTGGCCGAGGCGATGGAGAAGTAAAACGAAACCCCTCTGAGAACTGGTTTTATGCCGGCTCTCGGAGGGGCTGTTTTTATTCAGTTGGCTTCGGCGTATCTCCGTCAAATACTACATGAGCAAAGCGGAAACGCTGCGTGACATCGGGGTATTTCTCGTGATCCACTTCGGAGGCGAACATATCGTACGGCCGCGCATAAATTTTGAAATCTCCGTAGAGCGCCTGATAGATCACCAGCGGTTCGCCGGTTTCCGTGTGCGTAGCGATGGCGAGCACCTGATACATCTTGTTCTTAAAGTGTAAGTATTTTTCACCGACCAGAATTTTTCTTGAATCCATCAATATCTTCTCCAATCTTTTGCAATCATTATAGCATATCGGCAGAAAATTTTCCAATGGAGAGGCGGCTGCCCTAAGCGCTTTCGAGGGCAGGGAACACCGTCGTAAAAAATTCCTTTTGTCGTCAAAGTGTCGTCAGTTAAAAACTGGAACAATAAAGATAAAGAAAAAGTGCTGAAATTCAACGATTTCAGCACAATTCTTGGTGCGGATGGGGGGACTTGAACCCCCACGTCCTTGCGAACACTAGCACCTGAAGCTAGCGCGTCTGCCATTCCGCCACATCCGCATATTTGGTTGTTGAAAGAAGGTGGTGCGAGTGACGGGACTTGAACCCGTACGTCGATCGACACACGCCCCTCAAACGTGCCTGTCTACCAGTTCCAGCACACTCGCATTCTGTTCTCATCGAGTCGCCTCACTGTCAGCGACAAGATTTATTATATCCATGTGGACGCCAAATGTCAACACCTTTTTTCAAATTTTTTTGAAAAATTTCAAAACGCGAAAAACAGACGATTTCTCTGCCACGCGAAACAGTTTGTGTGTTACAATAGAAGCAGTCAGAAAACTCACAGCGAAAAAGGAGGAAGACTTCAGTGCTTTCTAAAAAAAGTAAGGCAATCGGTTTTATCATTATGTCCGCATTCGGTTTTGCGATGATGGCGGCATTCGTGCGTCTGGCGGGTGATCTGCCGTTCACGCAGAAAACATTTTTCCGCAATCTGGTCGCAGTGGCAGTGGCCGCCGTGGTGCTGTGCCGCGAAAAGGTTGGTTTTAAGTGGGAAAAGGGCAACCTGCCGCTGCTCATCATACGCGCAACCTGCGGCACACTCGGCATTTTCTGCAATTACTACGCTATTGACCATCTCGTACTGGCAGATGCAAACATTCTTAATAAAATGTCGCCGTTCTTCGCTATCATCTTCTCGCTCATTCTGCTGAAGGAGCGGGCCAGCGTATTCCAGTACGCGGCGGTGCTTGCGGCATTCGGCAGCAGTATGCTGATTATCAAGCCGGGTTTTTCCTCGGCAACCTTCCCGGCAATTATCGGTCTGCTGGGTGGCATGGGTGCAGGCGCGGCCTACACCTGTGTGCGCGCACTCAGCCGGAAAGGCGAAAAGAGCGCCCGCATCGTGTTCTTCTTCTCGATGTTCTCCACGCTGGTATGCGTACCGTCTATGATCATGGACTACCACCCAATGACATGGGGACAGTTCTTCTGTCTGATTGGCGCAGGTGCGTCAGCCGCGCTCGGACAGTTCGGCGTAACGCTCGCGTACGCCAACGCACCGGCCAAGGAGATTTCGGTGTTCGACTACACGCAGGTCATCTTCTCGGCTGTCCTCGGCTTTTTCCTGTTCGGCCAACTGCCGGACGGCTGGAGCGTCCTCGGCTATCTGTTGATCTGCGGCATTTCGGTCGCGGTGTTCTTCTACAACCGCAATCTGGAGCGCAAGGGACAGTAATATGATCGAGTACGAACTGGTTCGCTCCAAACGCAAGACGCTTGCTGTGCAGGTGACGCGCGAAGGCCGTGTGATTGTTCGTGCGCCGCTGCGGCTGGCAAAATACCGCATTGAACGGTTTGTCGCGGAGCATACGGACTGGATAGTCCGCGCACTTGCCGATCAGCAGTCCCGCCGTGCGGCACATCCGGAGCCGGATGAGGCCAAGCAGGCTGAGTTTATCCGCCGAGCGAAAATAGAGCTGCCGCCCAAGGTACAGCATTACGCAAAACTGATGAACCTGTACCCGACCGGACTGAAGATCACCTCAGCGAGAACACGGTTCGGCTCGTGCAGCGGCAAAAACAGTATTTGCTTCTCATGGCGGCTGATGGACTATCCCGAACCCGCTATCGACTATGTGGTGGTGCATGAACTGGCGCACATTGCACATAAAAACCATGGACCGCAGTTCTGGGCGCTGGTGGAGCGCTATTTACCCGATTATCGTGCGCGGCGTGCCATGCTGCGCGAATGAGAACAGGAAACGAGTATGAATATGACGAATCAATACAAAATTCTGGCATTGGATTTAGATGGAACGCTGCTGGATGCGCAGAGCCGCATTACGCCGGAGAACGCCCGCGCGGTACGCATGGCGCAGCAGGCGGGCGTGCAGATCGTGCTGTGCACCGGACGCAACGTGCGCGAGGTGCGTCGCTTCAGCGAACAGCTGGAAGCCGCACCGGACTGGCTCGTCACCGCAAACGGCGCGGCAGTGCAGCATCCGGACGACAGGGAACCGGCGTTTTTCGACGGCCTGAGCACAGAAATGGTGGACATCATCCTGAACGAGTGCACTGCCATTGACACCGACCCATGCCTGTATACCACGCAGGATTTGTACTATGGACATGCTTTTCGGCATTTCCTCGAAAACCTGCAGCGGCGCGGACGGGTCGTGATGGATGAGGCTGACGAGGGTTATCACTTTGTCGGGGACAAGAATGCGTGGCGCGCTGTGCTCGCAGACGAGCCGCGCCCATTCACCAAGGCGATTCTTTATCACGATGACCCGAATGCAATCGCGCCGCTGACGGCTGCGCTCGATAAATACGGCATTTTCGAGCTTGCGCCGTCCGTCATGTACGGCGGAGAGCTGCGCAACGTCGAGGTCAACCGCGTGGGTGTGCACAAGGGACGCGGACTGGAATGGCTGGCGCATCACCTCGGCTGCACGCTGGCCAACGTCATCGCCATCGGTGACAGCGAAAACGATCTGACCATGCTGCAGATGGCGGGGCTGGGCGTCGCCATGGCAAACAGCGAGCCGTGCATCCGCGAAGCAGCGGACGTTATCACCGGCAGCAATACGGAAAACGGCGTCGCACAGGCGATTTACCGACATATTCTGGGGGATGAACGATGAAAAAAGTAGTGGCAATCGGTGAACTGCTCATTGATTTCGTGCCGCAGCAGCGCGGCTGTGCACTTGATGAGGTCGTGCAGTTTGAGCGTGTCGCGGGCGGTGCGCCGGCCAATGTGGCAACCGCAGTGGCGCGTCTCGGCGGCAGAGCGCAGATGATTTCGCAGGTGGGAGAGGACGCATTCGGTACGCACATTCTCAAAACGCTGCACGCAAACGGCGTGAACATCTCAACGGTGTTCCGCACCGGACGGGCGAATACCGCGCTGGCGTTTGTTTCACTTGATAAGAACGGCAACCGCGAGTTTTCCTTCTACCGCAATCCCTCGGCAGACCTGTTTCTCGATGAAGCACAGATTACGCCGGATATTTTCGCAGACTGTGCCGTGCTGCACTTCTGCTCGGTCGATCTGGTAGATGCACCTGTCAAGCAGGCACATCGCAAGGCCATCCGGCTGGCAAAGGACGCAGGCGCGTTCCTCTCATTCGACCCTAACGTGCGTCTGCCGCTGTGGGGCAGCCCGGAAAGCTGTCAGGCAGCGATTCGTGAGTTTCTGCCGTATGCAGACCTCGTGAAGCTGTCGGATGATGAAGTTGAATTCTGCACCGGCTGCAAAACCGAGAGGGAAGCGGCAGAGCTTCTGTTTTCGCGGGGCTGCAGGCTGCTGCTTGTGACACGCGGCGCGGGCGGCGCGGCAGTCTACACGCCGAACGCGAGCGCCGAGACCAAAGCGCTGCCGGTGACGGTCGCGGATACCACCGGAGCGGGCGATTCGTTCATCGGGTCGTTCCTGTATCAGCTTACCCGCGACGGTGTGACAGCGGAAACGCTCGCAGACATCCCGCAGGAGAAACTTGCGGATTATCTGACATTTTCGTCCGAATGTTCGGCGTATACCGTGCAGCATAAGGGCGCGGTTATGCCAACGGAAGAAGAATTGAGAATGAAAAATGGATAATGGAGAATTGAGGTTGCGCGCAAAGCGCGTTATTTAATTACCGCCCTGTGGGCGGACACCTTCATTTTCCATTCTCCATTCTCAATTCTCAATTTTCCATTAACCTGCCACTAAAATTTATTGCACAATGTGTGCGAACGTGGTATAATTTTGAGGTTATAAAGAAATGATAACGATTCTTGGCATCGACCCGGGCTACGGCACGATTGGCTATGGCGTGGTGCGGTTCGATAATATGAAATTTACGCCGGTGCAGTACGGTGCGGCAAAAACCGCTCCCGGAACACCGATGCACCTGCGCTTATGTGAGATTTACGATGATATCTGTACGCTGGTGGACACATTTCACCCGGACGAGGTGGCAATCGAGGAGCTTTTCTTCTCGAAAAACGTCACAACCGGCATTCAGGTTGCGCAGGCGCGCGGTGTAATTCTGCTGGCGCTGGCACAGAAGGGTCTGCATCCGGTATCCTATACACCGAATCAGGTGAAGCTGTCCGTTGTCGGCTACGGCGGCGCGGAGAAAAAACAGGTGATGGAAATGACGAAAAGCATTCTCCATCTTACCAAGCTGCCGCGTCCGGACGATGCCGCGGATGCGCTTGCGCTGGCCATCTGCCACGGGCATTCCCGGCAGGCCATGCGCTATGAAGGCTTATTATGAGGGTTAAATAGATGTTTTATTATGTAGACGGCACGGTTTCCGTGCTCCAGCAGGGTCTTGCGGTGATCGACTGCGGCGGTGTAGGCTATGCCTGCCACACTTCGCAGAACACCATCGGCAAGCTGAAAACCGGCGAAAAAGCGCGTCTGCTGACCTGGCTCAATGTCCGTGAGGGCGTGTTTGAGCTGTATGGCTTTATCGACGAGGAGGAGAAGTCCTGCTTCCTGATGCTGACCAGCGTTAACGGTGTTGGCCCGAAGGCGGCGCTGTCCATCCTGTCGGTCGCACCGCCGGACAGACTGGCGCTCAGCATTATCACCGGCGATGAAAAAATGCTCATGCAGGCGCCGGGCATCGGCAAGAAGATTGCACAGCGCATTGTACTTGAGCTGCGCGACAAGATGAGCAAGGAGCAGCTCGAGACTGCATCTGCAGCGTCTCCGGTGGCGGCAGCCGCCGTTTCCGGCGGTGTCAACCACACGCAGGAGGCAGTCGCGGCGCTTATGGTGCTTGGCTATACGCAGGCAGAGGCGCTGCACGCAATGGAGGGTCTGGATGCTGCCGGCATGGAGGCGGACGAGATCATCCGTCAGTGCTTGAAAAAGCTGGTCAAGTCCTGATTCTGGACGATAAAAGCCTGATCAAGTAGGGGAGTGTACCTTTGAGTATTGAATTTTCCGGCGGCATGACGGATGATGAGCGCATCATCTCCACCCGTCAGCTCAGCGAGGACGAGACCGAGAATTCGCTCCGTCCGAAATCCATGGCGGACTATATCGGTCAGAAAAAAGCCAAGGAAAACCTGAGCATTTACATACAGGCCGCGAAAATGCGCGGTGAATCGCTCGACCATACGCTGCTGTACGGTCCGCCGGGTCTGGGCAAGACCACGCTCGCGGGCATCATTGCCGCAGAAATGGGCGTGAATATCCGTGTTACGAGCGGTCCGGCAATCGAAAAAGCGGGAGATTTGGCGGCTTTATTGACAAATCTCTCAGAGAATGATATTTTGTTTATTGACGAGATCCATCGTCTCGACCGTGCGGTAGAGGAGATTCTCTATCCCGCGATGGAGGACTATGCACTCGATATCATCATTGGCAAGGGGCCTTCGGCGCGCTCGATCCGTATCGACCTGCCGAAATTTACGCTCATCGGCGCGACTACGCGTGCCGGTCAGATGACCAGTCCGCTGCGGGACCGCTTCGGCGTCATGCTTCGTCTGGAGCTGTATTCGCCGGAGGAGCTGTGCGGTATTGTTGAACGCTCGGCAGGCATTCTTAATGTACCGTGCGAGCACGAGGGCGCATTCGAGATTGCGCGCCGCAGCCGCGGTACGCCGCGAATCGCCAACCGGCTTCTGCGCCGTGTGCGAGACTTCGCACAGGTAATCGGCACCGGTACGATTGACAGAAAAAGTGCCGACATTGCGCTTCGCGCGCTCGAGATTGATGAGTTAGGTCTAGATAACGTAGACCGCAGGATGCTCAAAAGCATCATCCAGAACTACGGCGGCGGTCCGGTCGGACTGGACACGCTGGCCGCGACCATCGGCGAAGAAGCGATCACCTTGGAAGATGTTTATGAGCCGTATCTCATGCAGATCGGCTTTCTCAGCCGCACGCCGCGCGGACGCTGCGTGACGCTGCAGGCTTACCGTCATTTGAATCTGGAACCGGCGGACGGACAGCAAATGCTGTAATGCAATCGTTTCCCCGCCTTTATCATACAAGAAAGTTAGGTGTTTCATTTGGGTAGATATTTTGGAACAGACGGCGTTCGCGGTGTAGCGAACTCGGAACTTGATGCACTGCTGGCGTTCAAGATCGGCGCGGCAGCGGCATACGCACTTACGCAGGAGTCTGCACACGGCCGCAAGGCGAAGCTGCTGATCGGCAAGGACACCCGCGTATCCTCGGATATGCTGGAGAACGCGCTCGTCGCGGGCATCTGCTCGGTTGGCGCGGATGTAGAGCTGCTCGGCGTTATCCCGACGCCGGCGGTCGCTTTCCTCACCATCAAGCACAAGGCAGATGCGGGTATTGTCATTTCCGCAAGCCACAACTCCTTTGAGTACAACGGCATCAAGATTTTTGCAGGCAACGGCTACAAGCTGCCGGACGAAACCGAGGCAAGAATTGAGGACCTGATCGACGATTTCGAGTCTATTCCGAAGATGACCCATGAGAAGATCGGCCGTGTACTCAAAAGCGAGATCGACCCGGTAGTCGAGTACACCGACCACCTTGCAGATACCATCAAGGGCGACCTGTCCGGTCTGCGCGTGGCGGTGGACTGTGCAAACGGTTCCTCCTCCACAACGGTGGAGCGCCTCATGCGTCTGGTCGAGTGCAAGGCGGAAATCCGTTTCTATGAGCCGGACGG